ACAAGAAGCGGATTAATCGTAGGAACCGTAGGAAGAGGAAAAGAAACTGGCCCTACGTTGCCGACATATCCAGATACTCCTGATTTTTCTTACAGGCATACTTTAACTAATTTCACGGCAAACATTAGTTCAAGTATTCATCATCGATGGGCAGTTGATGTCAATCTAGGTAACATCATAAATGACGGTGTAACACGGCCTAATGGGCCGAACTTGTTTCCATCGACAGGTTCATGTAATCAAAACGATTTAAATAAAGTTTTATTTGGATTTGGAGATTTAAATACAGTATTTTTTGATTCAACGATGGTTGATTCAAATAGCCCAACAGGATATGCTTCAAGAGGAACCCATAACTGGTTTGAATTTAGAAAAAACAAACATACAGAGCACAGAGCCTTCAGTAGAGTTGGATATGAAGTTTTTTCTGGAAGCATATGGAGTACAGGACCTATAATTCGTGGTTGGAAATATGGGTTATATAACGGTCTGCCAGACTATACTTTTGCATATTACCGACAAGGCCGATATGGACAATATAGAGACATGTTGGAACAAAGAATATACACGAGATTTATTTTTAATGATCAAGATAGAACAATTTATACAAACTCAAGTTTAAATGATGGTCCTGTCACGGTAAAGTTTGTAGATCCAAACGACAATTTAGTCGATCCCCAAAATACTCAATCTCAAAACTTGAGCACTTATGCAACATCATCTCTTCCATATTTTGATTTACAATCAAGGAATAGGCCAGAATTTAATATTCAATTGACAAACTTAGGATTAATTAATGTTGCATTGGATGCATTAGGAAATATAACGGTATAATAAATTGATATGACGACGAAGGGCGAAGTAGATAAATCTCCGTTTTTGATTGTCAAAAATCAGCAAAACAATGACGTCAAACTCGTAGTTAGTCCATCAAGCTTTCAAGTTGGGTTGACTAATTCTCCTGCGTCTTTAACATTAACTGGTCAAGCAATATTTCAACAAGGATTAACATCCAATGGGCTTGCTGTTTTTAATCAAGGTCTTCAAGGCTCTATTACAAATTTGTCTGACGGAACATCATACCTCGTTGCTGGAAGCAACGTAACGATAACGTCTGCGTCGAATGGTCAAATTACAATTTCTTCCACTGCTGGTGGAGGCGGATCAGGAGACGTTGTAGGACCATCAAGCGCAACTGATAATGCAATCGTGCGTTTTGACTCTACGACAGGAAAATTAATTCAAGATTCAGTTGTAACGATCGCTGATACTACCGGCAATATAACTACGCCTGGAGATATTGCTGTCAACGGCGGCGATATAACAACAACGGCTGGAACTGCGACCTTGTTCAACACGAATGCCACTACTCTCAACATAGGTGGAGCCGCCACGATCCTCAACGCAGGAGCTTCTACTGTTTTAGCGACGATTGGTCAGACGGAACTCGGCGCATGGCCCACGAATACTGCCTACGCTTATTTCGCTCATAAAGATGTAACCGCTGCGACAGGTTACGCTCTTTTGCAAAACTCTTCGGCAAATACTTTCCTTAACGCAGGCTCGGGCGGTTCAGTTATTATTGAAAATGCCGGTAATACTATAGGAACGTTAGACAATAATACCATTTCTTTAACAGGTCAAAGTGGCGTCGCGACGACGACGACGATTGGAAATACGGCGGGCGCCTCCTCAACCACGATCGACGCGGGAACGGGAAATATCGACATTGGTATAAGTAACGCAGCAAGAACGACAAATATCGCAACAGGGAACGCGGCTCAAACAGTCAATATCGCTGATGGTAATACAGGCAAGCAAACTATTAACATTGGAACATTACATAGCAATGAAGCCGACGTAAGAATCGGAAATTATAGTTCAACGCCAGCTTCATCAACAAGAATTTATGGAGATTCAATCGATATCGGCACCGGTGGATCGCCTACTATTACAATTGGATCCGCCGCTGGTTCAGTAACGTTCCCAGGAGACATTGCTGTCAACGGTGGCGATATCACGACAACTGCTGCAACGTTCAATCTTGTCAACGCTGCTACAACAATAAATTTAGGGACTACTAGTGTTACTAGAACTATCAATATTGGAACAAATTCTACGAACGTTCAAACTATTAAAATAGGAGATGGCGCAGCAGCAAACTCTATCACAATTGGGTCAACGACCGGTGCAGCAGCATTAACATTGCAATCAGGAACTGGAGATATTAATCTAGATTCTACTAATGCAATTAGATTTAAATACGGTGGATCAACAGTCGGCATATTAAATGAAGGACTTTTTGGAACTTACAACATTTCTTTTACGGGCCCTTCAGGAACCTGGACAACAACGACAGTCGGAAATAAATCAAATGCAAATTCTGCTACAACTATACAAGGCGGTAGCAGCGTCGAGTTAACTGGAGTTGCTGCAACAACATATGATATAGGAGATGCCAACACAACAGGAACAATTACTATTGGTAAATCTACGGCTTCAAATTTTATTAACATAGGTAATGCAAATTCTACTGGAACACAAACAATTAATATCGGTGCAGGGACTCCTACTGGTTCTGGAAAAGCTGTCATTACAGTTGGGAATAAAACAGGCGCGTCAGCTACAACAATACAGGCTGGTTCTGGAGATATCGAGCTCGACTCTACTGGGGCAATTCGTTTTCAACAAAGCAATGTAACTGCTGGACTTATAACAACTGGTTTTGGGATATGTTCTATAGATTTTTCCGGACCAGCCAGTACAGTAACTGACACGACCATAGGAAGCACTTATTCATCTTCATCAACTGACATAGATGCAGGAACAGGCGGCATCACAATGACAGGAGAAGTCATGAAGCCTAGTCAGCCATGCTTCTTGGCATATTTAGATGGTGGGACTCAATTGATAACCACGACAGCTAGCACAATTACTGTTGAATTTAATACTGAAAGATTTGATGTAGGCTCCGACTATAGTACTGGTACGTATACATTTACTGCTCCAAGAACTGGGAAATACTTGTTTAATGTACAATTAAGATTGGAAGATTTGGATACTGCAGCATCTTATTATTACGTTTCTTTAATAACATCAAATGCTACATACCAATTAGCAATAATAGATCCTAATTTTTCAGCTGATTTAAATTATTATTGGATGGCGGGATCTGTCGTCGCAGATATGGATGCTAGCGATACTGCGTATGTAGTAATAAGACAAAACGGTGGAGCTGCAAATCAAACGTATATAGCTGATGAAAACACTGCTACTCAAATATGTTCATTTTTTAGCGGTTATTTCATGGGATAATATCATATGAAAACGATACAGATAATAATAAAAGATTTAGATGAAAAAATATTGCAACATGATTTGCTCGATGTCCAACGATGGATACAGGATGCAGTGAATGGAAAAATAAACAACGTAAAAACCAGATTATTGAAAGAAGCACAAGAAAGCTTGTTCAAAGATCCTGAAGTCGAAGCGATACCAGCCAGCGAAGAAGGTTGTATAGAACTTTATTTCTCAAGACCGAATTATAAAAATCGCGCAAACAGAGAAAAAAATGATGATTGATCAACATAAATCAGCTTCTTTATCTTTTTTCAAGATGTCTTCATACGTTTCATTGTCATGAAATAATTCTGAAAAATCGTATTGATCATCTTCTTTTGATAGAAGCTTGACTTTCATTCCATTTCTTTTATAATTTCCAAATCTAAGTTGATTTCCAAGCATCCATCCGAAATGCACTGATATCAATGAATCTGAATCTTCACCTGAAGTAAGCTTCACGACCTTGATCAATCTTACATAATTCATTCTTGTAGTTCCTTCATCATCGTGGACGTTTTGACAACCATTCCACTCAATTTCGATCCACTGTTCTTGATCAAGGTTTACTGCTTCAATATCAGGATTTGATTTAAAATTTTTTATGATCGTTTTATTTGTTGATGTTGCAGAAAGCAAGTATAACATTTCTGCATTAGGAGCTAGATAGAAACATTTTTGTTTCGCTCCAGGATCAAGCATTATCTTGCATTTCTTCATGTATATATTTTTATATTCTATTGAACCGCAACAGTTTAAATTTATAACGGTTTTAATCCATGAATAAGCTTATTTATTATTTCTGGATCATCTGGACCCAATGCAAGACATGTAGTTTCAATGTTTTCACTCTTTTGAACAAAGACTGGATAAACTTCTATTCCTAATATCTCCGCACGAAGCATGATGTCTTCAAGCTGATCTTTGCTCCTTGCGCCAAGAATATCTTGAGAAAACGAACCCGTCAACCACGCAGCTTCATCGCTTGATAAACTAACGACCAATTTCCCTCCCATATCTGCTTCATTGTTCTCTATGATAAACTTCAATGAAGCTTGTGCAACCTGGTTAGCAACTTGTCTCTTGTTAAGATTTAAATCTTTTCTTATTATTATGGCTTGTTTTAACTCGGGCATATCGTCTCCTCTGCATCAAAACTCTAAAGAATCTTCTTCAATATTGTCTTTTCTCACCTCCTCTAAAATTTTTCCCAACCAATTCTCACCGACATGATTTGTTGTGCCCCAAAATTTATCATTTCGCTTGTTCTCATTAATAAGATGATAATCATCAGTTAATGACAACAAATAACGTAGAAAAGGATTTTTAAATTTTTCCTTTATCAAACGTCTCATAATATCGACTTTAACATCATCCCAGTCATCGCGTAAAACTAAAGCTTGTCCAAGCTTTTTTGCTTCATACGGAGTTTTTGCATTTTTAATCAAACGTCTAGAATCTAAATTCAACGTTTTTGATGCTTGGTATGCATGCTCAACGGTCGGGTATAAGTCACCGTCAAAAGAAATTGTCGACGAGTAAAAGTTGGATAAAAACTCGGTTTTATTTTTTTTATTAAATCCTACGATTTTGTCACCATATTCATTTTTCAGAATATTTCTATGACTATCAGGATCATTTGATTGATCATTTACAAGCATGTCCCAGTAATGCTTGATAAGGTTCATGGTAACATTTATAAATATGCGTTTTTCATATTTAACTCATAAAATTAGGAAGAGTTTATTACAAACTAAATAATTTTACCCAGTGGTATATAATCTTTCATAATATGTAATACAATCTCGTGGGTTACCACCAAAATGGCTGAAGATAAAAATAGATTAAGAAAAACGTACTCATTCTTTAGACAACAACCTGTCTATGCATCGGGAGGCGGAGGTGGAGGAGGGACAGGAGGAGGCGACCCTGGGGCTTCATACCTAGTTCTCTCATTAACATCATCTCTTTCTAATGAAAGAACATTCATAGCTAGTACTGGACTGAAGTCAACAGATGGAGGTGCTAACGGAAACTACACTTTAACCATTAATGATGGCATAGTTGCAACCGTTAGTGGCACAACTTTTTCTGGCGTCACAAGTCACACCACAGGATTGAGCGGTTCTCTTACTAGACTAGTTGATGGAACTTCTTACCTTGTTGCCGGTACAAACGTAACAATCACTTCAGCATCCAATGGTCAAGTTACGGTCTCTTCAACTGGTGGCAGCGGTAGCCCGGCGGGCAGCGATAAAGAAATCCAATTCAACAATGGTGGATCTTTCGGCGCATCTGCAAATCTAAGTTTTAACTCAATGTCAAATACGTTGTCTTTAACTGGATCTTTCGGAATGAAAGGCAACGTAACTCCCGATGCTGATGTAACATATGACCTTGGATCTTCTGAAAAGCGTTGGGCAAATGTGTACACAGGAGACTTGCACCTTCGTAACGACCGTGGAGATTGGACAATAGTAGAAGAACGTGACTACCTATGTGTAGTGAACAACATTACAGGTAAAAAGTATAAAATGATGTTGCAACCGCTAGACAATGAGTAATTTTAGATCGTAGACGAATATTTACACTGGGTACAAAACTTAGGAGTAATATTCAATGGCATTAGTTATCGGACAAATATCAGGTAGTGTACAAACAAACTCTGTAATCGGCGTCACAGGATCGCTCGTCATCGCTTCAAAACCAGAGGCGCAGTTTCCGTCTCTAGACTCCGGTATCAAATTTTTGGTCGATGAGGCAAGCCTCTTTAAGTCGACTGTTGTCTCATCAGGCAGCTTAACAGTCAAAAACAGCGTTGGTTCGCCTTCATTCACTGTCGTCGCTTCCAGCGGCGACACGACCGTCGGTGGAACTTTTAGTTCTGTCGGAGCCGCAACATTCACCACGGGTCTCAGCGGGTCTATAACACGGCTCGCCAACGGAACATCTTACCTCGTCGCAGGCACGAACGTAACAATTACTTCAGCATCCAATGGTCAAGTTACGGTCTCTTCAACTGGCGGCGGTGGATCCCCCGGGGGCAGCGATACACAAATTCAGTTCAACAATGCCGGTTCATTCGGTGGCGCCGAAGGCGTAACATACACAACGGCTACCTATACGTTAGGCGCCGACAATCTATCAGTGACTGGAAGCTCCGGGCTTTCAGTTCTTCAAACAGCGACGATCTCTGGTTTAGCCAACCTCAACGGTGGCATCGCTGTCGATACCTCAAACTTTACTGTCGACGGTACAAATGGTAACGTATCTACGCAAGGTTCGCTTGGAGTACTTGGCGCAGCATCGTTATCGAGTACCCTTTCTGTCGTTGGAAACATCACAGGACAAGGTACCAACAATCAATTAGACGCATTGGCAGTCACGGGAAGTGCTGGCGTCACTATTACTGCTGACCTAGCGGTTAACGGTGGCGATATTACTTCTTCCGCAAGTAGCTTCAACCTCTTAAATGCGACGGTGGAAAGTTTGTTCATAGGTGGTGCTGCCACAACCATTCAAATCGGTTCAACATCTGGTACGACCGCAATTAAGAACGCACTTACGGTAGACGGCAACGTCACTCTCGGCAACGCGACGGGTGACTTGATCAATTTCACTGGACGAGCTGCTACAAACCTCTTACCGAGCGGTGATGTCTCTTATAACCTTGGTTCGGACAACCTGCGCTGGGCCAACATATACACCGGTGACTTACACCTCAGAAACGAACGCGGCGATTATACCCTCATCGAAGAAGAAGAGATGCTCACAATTCGTTTCAACAAGACTGGCAAACGATACAAGTTCTTGCTCGAAGCAGTTCCGGAGTTGGATGAAGAACCTGCTCTCAAGTTCTGATTCTTGTCACTGATTAAATCGTAAATTTGGAGAGGGCGATTCCATGGCGCTAATAGCAAATAATATTTCTGGGTCAGCGAGCAATGCTTCGCGTATAGGAATAACCGGTAGCGTGATATTTGCTAATGTTCCTGGATCGTCCTTTCCATCTCTCCCTGGTTCAAACGTATCATTTTTCGTATCCGGATCAATTGGAGCCGGCGGAGAGAATGATAAGCGCGCTGTTTTCGGCGGAGATGTTAGGGTAAGCGGAAGCCTCGCTATAGGAACAGGTTCGGTCATCATAACATCGAATGACGTTCAGTTTGGTACATCCGCGACAAAGATATCTCTAGTCAACAATAGTCTGACGTTCTTCGATAGCTCGAGCCCAAATGGAAAAGTGCTAGCCCTTACGGGCGCCGGCTGGGAATTGACTTCAAGCATCGCGACTCAAACCACCACAACGTCGATGGCTTACTCTTACGTCAGCGGCACAGTGCAAAGCTTTGTTGTTCCTGCAGGAATAACCAGCGTCGCCGCCTACGTCTGGGCCGCCGGTGGTGGAACGGGAGGGTACTCGTCTTTTAGGGGCGGCGCCGGAGGCTTTTCTTCAGGATCGATAGCGGTGACACCAGGCGACACGCTGTACATCGTCGTTGGTGGCGGTGGTAGCGATAACAGCGGTGGTTCTTCAGGTCCTGGTGGACTTGGCGGTTGGCCTAACGCTGGTTTTGGTACAAGAGGCGATGCGTCGGGCGGTGGTGGTGGTGGATATTCAGGTATTTTCTCCGGTTCATCTACACCGCAACAAGTAAACGCGCTATTACTTGCTGGCGGTGGTGGTGGTGGAACTGGTTATAAGCATGGTGGTGGTGGTGGCGGAACTAATGGTAATGTTGGCGGAAACGGTGGCAATCCTGGTCAAGGAGGCACTCAAATAGCGGGTGGCAACGCAGGAAACGGTGACACATCTCCACCACGAGCGGGTAGCGCGTTAACAGGCGGTAATGCGGGTGGTGTTGGTCAAGACGATCCCACTACGACAGGAGTTAATGATGGTGGAGGTGGCGGTTCGGGTTATTACGGAGGTGGTGGTGGAGCCTCTGATGGATCGGGTGGTGGCGGCGGTTCAGGTTATTATCATCCCGCAAAAGTCACCGGTGGATCGTTGCAAACAGGATCAGATGGACAAAGCGGCGCTCTGACCGCACCGGCGGGAACAGATAATCAATACTACGTACCAGGCATCGGCGTCGGTAGCGCCTATGTTTCAGGTGGCGGTAATGGTAGAATTGTCATAGAATATTCCAGCGAAAGCAGCATCACAACCCCCGTAACATATGTGACTTCTTCTATCATGGTTGGCACCTCGACCCCGGCGACTGAAGCCGCCCTCTACGTTACAGGTTCGATTGGACTTTCCGGGCTCCTCGCGAAAAAGTCTATCTTTAATAGCGACACCCATGTCAGCGGGTCGCTGACGACAGGTAACATTACGCTTACGCAAGGAAGATCTGTCAATCTAGGTCGAGCTGCTACGTCACAGACGACCAGCTTCACAAATGGAGTCACCATAAATTCCGCATCAGGAGTCATCACAACTGTTGCCGCGACGACGGCCGCGGGGTCATCCGAGTCTTTCACGGTGACGAATAGTACTGTTTCGACTTCCTCGGTCGTCCTCGCTTCTATCGGAGATTACAGCGGTACCTATGATACGAATGGAATTCCTCTGTTGTACGTGGACTCGATAAGCAATGGATCTTTCAGCATAAGGGTTTACAATGCCGGCGCATCAAACGCGCTCAACGGCACGCTCAAAATTAAGTTTATCGTCTGCTGATAGAAGAGAGAAACTTTCTAAAAACAAAAGGTTTTATCTCTTTCTATAATTTATCAGTTAACAATCATCAAATTTAATTTATTTTTATCATTAGCATGAACGACAAAATTTCGTCAGAGGATCTATTAGCAATAAAAAATTTAAGATCATCTCTAAAAATTGCTGAACTAGAATTGAATAATACAATATTAAAGATATTTTTTAAATATGGATTATCAATCAATGATACGATCAATGAAATAGATGGTAGCATCATAAAACAACAAGATCATGATCTTTAAATGATGTTAAAACGAATAGCTATACTTCATTTTTCTGTGGTTCTATTTTCTTGTGGCGTAGACAGGACGAATCAAAACGTTCGACATACATCATCTCAATGCATACAAAAAATCCAAGGAAGATACCTTTACTTGGAAAATTGTGATCAATGGAAGCATGTTCCACCTTCCGACGCAGAATCAATTTTACCTCCCTAAAAGAAAAATGTTCCCTATTTTCATAGAGAACATTTTAATGTAAATTAAAGGCAAACATGCCTTCAATTTTTATTTCACTTCTTCTCAGCTGGTGCCGCGCTAGCGCTTGCTGAAGGAGCAGCAGTTACAGCAGCTGATGCAGTGACGGTTGGTGCAGCTGATGGTGCTGCCTCCGCAGCGACAGTAGCTGATGCAGATGCCTCAGAAGCAGCTGGATCCTTTGCAGGGCAACCAGCAACAAAGCATGCAACAATTGAAAGTAATGCAAAATTCTTCATTTTTTTCTCCGTTAATATGTAACCAAATGTAATCACTTAGATTACGCAAACATAAAGTATATCCATCAAACAAATTTGTACTTACAAATTACAACTTGATACAATTCAAAACTTTTTTGATTTTAAACTTTCAGGTAAAGACATAAGAGTCCTTGGATCAACATCCCTGGGATCTCTCTCACGAATGTAGACCGGGAACCGAACCTTGCCATCCTTCGTCAATCCGTCTCCAGTCTGCGGATCTGGTTGTCCTTCCATTTCAACAATCCGGCCGACCCACGAGTCTGGGTCAAGGTTGATCTCGGCCTTCAGCGCGTCGGTAAAACCACCGGCCACCCGGGTCACCACACCGTTCGGCAGGACGACCTCAAAGCCGCCCCACAGGCCCTCACGCTTGGAGCCTCTCCGGCCTTCGTAGTGGCCCACGATAATTCCTTCAAATGTCTTGATTGGTTTTAGTTTGCGAATATTAGAAGATCTTTTAAAGATGTATGGAGCGACGAGATCCTTTACCATGACACCTTCGTAACCGGCGTCGGTGTCGTGGAGGTAGGCGGCGAGAAGCTCCTCTTGATCATTAGCTAGTCGACCTTGAACCTGGACCACTGCCGAGTCTCCGACCTGCGACACCAATTCCTTGGCGAGTTCCAACCTGTCCTCGAGGTCGAGGTGGCTCTCCTGATCTCGCCAGTCCTCGAACGGTAGTGCATCGAAGACGTGGAAGATCATTTTCGAGTCGTCCTTTCCTTTCTTATGGGACATGACCACCGAAGCAGAATCATTCCACGTTTCGCCCATAACCTCCCCATCGAGGATGAACTCATCCCACGAAGCCGATTCGAGGAGAGACTTGATCCGAGGTAGGGTCTCAAGAACTGTGCCATTACGGGTAAACATCGTTACCTCACCCGAATGTTTTACTGCGACGCAACGAAGACCATCGAGCTTCGGTTCGACCCACGTCGGGTACATGACAGGTTCGCAGATGATGATTCCCTTACCGTCCTCGTACCGAGTCTCTAGAGTCTCGGCTAGTTGAACCGAGAATCCAACGATTGCACCGGGCCACACCTTGTTGACCGTGGTGGATTGGACGCCACACCGAAGGTTCTTCAGGAGGATCCTCTGACACCACTTCTGTTGCGGGCCTGTCATGTCCGTGAAGAGCCGGACGACGAGGTCCTTGGCGGCGTTGCCGGTCACTTTGCGTGTGGACAACTTTTCATAGATATCCTCTAGAAAATGCTCTAGAACGAGATCATCGGCACCAAGTCCCTCGGCCTTGGGCATCTTGAATTTATTCACGTAATAGTTGATATACGGATCGCCAGCTGCAACAAAGACCTTCTTGAGAAGACTATTACTGATCTGTGATCCAAGGAGTTCTTCCTTAAAAAGACGAGAATTGTTAGATTCTAACTGTTCAAGCACATCAATGACAGTCGGCATAGAAAAACTATATCAATTTCTGATGGTGTTTTGCACCGATATCATTCCCAATAATCTTTTTTGAAATCAAGCTTCATTTCTTCTACGATAGAAGAAATCTTCTCAACAGCATCTCGTAAGATTGGTTCATCAGAATTTTTTAGTTTTAAAGTCTCGATAGATTTTACAATATCACTCAAAACCCCCGCATTCTCAATCGTCTTCATTGCTCTCTTTCGTTTTTCAACGGACCAAGCATCTTCATTCTTTTTAGATCTTTTTAGATTGTCAGAATGTTCTGATGAAACATTTGGCTTCTTTTGCTCATAATCATAAACAACGACTCTCTTCATTTCAAATAATTCTCCCCTTTTATTATATCAGTTGATGTCTGTATTTTGCTGCTGCTTTTTAAGCTGCTTTCGCTGTTTTTTCGTCAACAACTTATCATTGACTGCTGTTGCTTCTTTTAAAACGATTGATTCTGTATCATCAGATATTGAAATTTGTGGGTGAAGATCTTCGAATGTATCTTCATCATCATTTTCAGGCTCACCAGTTGCTTCATTTAAAACGACAGGTGGAGGTATTACGACAACACCTGCTGCAGGATTTGAAACGTATTTCTCTACACACTGAGAAAAAGAATCTTGATTAGGAGTTAAAACGCCTAGCCTCTTGCAAAGAGTATCTAGACCTTCATAAGTTGTGATTCCCCTATCCTTAATAAATTGATTTAAGTTCGTCTTTCTCTTCCTTAGAAGATCTTCTAATCTAATTTGCGATTTCTTTTGATATTTTGTCGCTTTCATTTCTCAACACTTTCTTGTATGTTCAATGTCTTGAAGAAGCTGTGCAATTCCACTCTGGAACATCGGCGATCGTGCCACGTCTTCCAATTTCTCATCGGACATATCAATGTCATATTGATCGGCGATTGCTTCGGCAAATTTTCTCATCACCCTAAGCACATAATTCCTTGCAGAAGAATGATTCATTGTATATCCAATGTCTGTCATTGTATCTGCAATATCTCTATAATTTATGCCATCATCAACGGTTGCATATCCTGATTCAAACTTTTTTCCTTTTTTCATCATGTCAGTCATCTCCTTCTTGTTTTACAAGCCTGATCATCGGTCTAGTAGACATTCTAGGCGAAAATTGTGACGTTTGAATTTCTCTTAATCTCATGTTCAAATCATTTTCAATCTGCGACATCTGCTGCTGGTGCGCATCGATAGGAATTTCCTTCCTGACATCTAAGATGGCTTTTTTCAATGAAACATATTGTAGAAAATTTATAACAATTTGAACAACAAATATACATAAAACAATTTTTAAAATCATTTTAATCCTTGACCGGATGCAATCAAGTTCATGTCTTCATGCGTAATATCATACTGCGAATCTTCAAGCACGTCATCGACAAGACCAAACCGCAAGCGCAAAATAGCAGCTTCTTTAGGACTCAACTGCTCCAAAACAGATCTTGCGATGAGCATCAACTGCTGAGAAGAAATTATGTCTAATGGTGAAACGTTTCTATCATCAATCAACTTATCTTCCAAAGTATCAGATCCAGGCTCTGATGACAAAGGCTGATCTAAAGATAAGATCCTCTTTCCTGAAAAATTCGTCGCATTGAAAACAGCGTTCGACGTACCGGTCATCTCTTTCAATTCTTCATCTGTAGGGTCACACCCCATCATTTGTCTATATTCTTCGGCAGCAGCGGCCATCTTCTTCTGTGCGGTGACAGCATGCGCAGACATTCGAATGATCCGCTTTCGCTTTAAAATATACTGACCGATCGCTTGCTTTACCCACCATGTAGCATATGTCGAAAATCTAAACCCCTTCGTCCAATCAAACTTTTCAATTGATTTCATCAATCCAAGATTTCCTTCTTGGATCAAGTCTTCCAATGGAATATTGTATCCCTTATACTGTTTCGAAATGTAAACAACCAGCCTGAGATTCGATTCGACCAGCTTCTTCTTCGCTTTTAGAGCAATCGATCCACCTTGTTCATATTTCTTAAATAACTCTACCATCTCTTCATGAGACAGTTGAGGATATTTCTTCAAAGACGTTAGATAATTCGCAATTCCACTACGATCTTCGTCTGAAGACGGCTGCTTCTTTAACTTGGGCTTTTTCAAACTCGCTTGTTGTTCAATCATTTCCATGTCAATCTGCCTCCACGGCAGGAAGCTTGCTTATCCACTCTGCATGCGTAGACTTACGAATTGAACGAAGCTGCATTTCCTGTTGAACATAACAAAGCTCAACCTCCCATGGATATGGATTAAGACTCATGCGAGAAATCTTAGAAATTGAATCATCCAATGATCGAGCCAACCGATACAGATCGTCATCATCCATCGTACCCAACACTTCACATTCAAGCTTGTGAGGATATGGAATCGGACTTTCATCAACATAACCACCATGATCTGAGTACAGATCTGATTCATTCTCAATCATCTCAACATCACTCTTCTTGTTCTTCTTATTCTTCTTACCCATATGTTTTTTTCCTTTCGGACTCCTTTTATAATTTTAACAAATATCTTTTTTCTTTGCACAACAAATAGTAATCATTTTCACAATGGAATATCAAAATTTTTGCACATATCAAAGACCGCAATATTCTTCTGCTTTGCTTCAACGTCAACATCAATTGATCGACTACGAAGCAATCTCAACTGACAGTCTGGAACATAATGAATCATATCGCTGTGTTTTCGTCGATCCACAAAATTACCGTTTACCAAATGAGGTTCAGTATTGCTGATGTGTTGCAAAGGAAGAACATCTTTCGGCCACGTTTCCATCGTTGCAAACATTGCTTCTTCCATTGACAAGGAATCTTCATTGAAGACATGATGATGCGTATCAAAAACGACAGGAACGCCCGTCTCACGATGCACACCCAACAGGTCGACAACAGAATATGACATTTCATCATTCTCTAGAGTCAATCTGCAACGAATATTGTCAGGAAGAGCATCAATCCGCCGGCACAGCTGATCAGCACGATCAGACTTTCCTCCATGAATATTGATCGCATACCTTGGGCTCTTGTCCACACCCATCACGTCAAACATCCATGCATGAATTTCAAGCTCTGTGATTGCTTTCTGCACGACAGAATCAGAATCAGAAGACAACACACAAAACTGTCCAGGATGAGTCGTCACACGCATCTTGTTTTCTCTTACAATTTGACCGGTAAGGGCAAGAGCTCGAGAGAGATTTTCGTTTCCTCGCCACAACGAAGGATCAACTTGATCGGCCAACGGAAACATCGCGGAAGAAATTCTAAATAATGAAATTCCTGACTTAACGATTCGAGGCAACATCAAATTCAATGCAGAAACATTATGCTCATACGTTGCAGCAATCTGCTCTGAAGTATATTTTCCTGTTCGATATCTACCTAGTTGAAGAGTTCGTTCGTCCATTGCATTGTACTGCTCTGTCCGACCGGTCCTTTGAATCTTGCGTTCATCAAGCCAGTGACAACAAATACCTAGCGCCATGATTCATACCATACAGCTGAAGATAAAAACTTTGCACTACAACGAATGAATGATTCAACAATCATCCAACTTTTACAGCAATGATCTCTGATTCAGGCAAATCTTGTCTCAATGCTCTAACTGCCATGATATTTTTAACTGAATCATCATAGAAATAAACTCTCTTTATCTTGCGCAATAAAACTTCGTCTTCAATCACATCTGCTTTGGCCTGAGGATTACTAGACCCAACAGCAAAGATACGAATGTCAGGGACTCCTTGGCTTTGTAAAAATTCTCTAACAGGTACAGGATTTCCACGAGCAGTCAAAATAAAAACATTCCTAACTCCAACGTCACGAACAGCCATCTTCAACTTTAACATTGTGTTGTTCACAGGCCGAGGATCAATCAATCCCTCGAAATCAGAAAAATCGAAAGAATCACCCGGATCAGGAGTATACATCGCGTACTGCTTAGGCGTCAAAGAAAATGTCTCACCATCTTCAGAAGTGATGTGAATCATCGACCCAGTGTTCACCAACGTGTCATCAAAATCGAAGACATGTATCTCATTCGCTTTAACTACAGACTCTAAAATCAACTTCTTCCTTATCTTCAACAT